TTAAGCTAAAAGCAAGGAATCTAAAAAAGAACGGAAATATTTTTTGAATATGAAAAGAAAAAGGTAACTAAAGTTAGTATTAAAAAGGAGGCAAAAAAAATGACTAAAGAAGAGCTTGAAAAAGAAGCGACCGAATACGCTTTAGAGTGGGGAGACAAAACTGACGGAACTTATGCTTGTTGTAGAGACGGTTATCTTGCGGGAGCAGAGCCTAGAGAAAAGCGAATAGCTGAACTTGAAAAAGAAAATGCAGAGCTGAAAGCAAAAGCAAATGCCCTTGAAAACGCAAACAAGGCTATGGTTAAAGAGTTAGATGATATGACAAGTGGCGGAATAAGTGTCCTTAAAAATGTTGTCAGAAGTAAAGAGCAACTCGTCCAAGCCAAAGAGATATTAAGAGGTTTGTATTTTATTGTTCAAAGTAGAATTGATTATGAAAACAACACAGGAATTGCAGATGAAATGTGGAGAGCAGAGCAATTCTTAAAGGAGGTATCAGAATGACAGATGAAGAAATGGCTGAAGAATACACGAAAGGTTTGTGTAAAACTTGCACAGTAGATATTTGTAGATACAATATATTTCAAACTTGTGCTATAAAAGAATCTATCAAGCAAGCTCATCTTGCAGGGCTTAAAGCAGGCAGACCAAAGTGGCACAAGGTTGCTGACGGAGATTTGCCGAATGAAAATGTAAAGTTGATTCTTGTTCGGGATAGATTTGACAATAAATTTCTTAATTATCATTTACTTCTAAAAAAGATGATAGTCGAAATGATAGACCAATTTGACGAATGGATAGAATTGCCTATAGAGGAGTAAATTATGTTTGAAGAAGAAGCAGAAGACTATGCAGAAGGAACAAAAACAGAGAAAGAACTCGAAGTCTTAAATACCGTACACTATTGGGGGGAAGAATCTTTAGACCCGAACGAGAGAAGATTGTTTGAAGGTGTACAAGATAGAAAAAGAGCAAGAGAACAGGGGTTCAAAGATGGTGCAGAGTTCGGTTATAACAGGGCTAAGGAAGAAGTCAAAGCTCCTTATCCTAGTTATAAGCATCTTTTTGGTGAATCTATAGAGCAGACAGCGTTGAGACATTCAAATGACCTTATCAATTCTTTAAGGGGTGATATAGACTATGCAAAGACAATCATTCAAGACCTGCTTAACAATTCAGACGAATACGCAAGGCAAAGGGCAATGGACTTTGCCGTTAGCTGAATTGTTGATAGTAGGAGACTAGATGGCTAAATTAATTCAAAAAGACAGGATGAATATTAGCAGAAAAGCGAGACATGCACTGGGGAAGCTATCTGCTTTGTTGGCGTTGAGGTCTGTCGACACAATAACATCTGACAGGGCAAGAGAATTGTGCGCAGAGTTATATTTGGCGATAGATTCTATTGTTGAAGAAATTGAAATGGCTGAAAGGAGAGGTAAATGACAGAAGAAGTTAATCATCCTGAAAGATACGGCGGTGACACAACCTACGAATGTATAAAGGTTTTAGAAGCGTGGTTGCCAACAGAACAGTACAAAGGCTTTTTGCGCGGCAATGCAATCAAATATTTATGCCGGGCAGGAAAAAAAGACGATGTAGCCCAGGAACTTAAAAAAGCAGCTTGGTATGTGAATAAACTTATCGAAAAGGAAACAAAGGGAGATGGAATCGAAGAAAGTTGAAATAAACCCATGTTGCGGAAATTGTTATAGCTATCTGACAGATGAAGACGAAAACGGCAAACTTACAGATTTTCACCATGACAGGAATAAAGATAGCGGATTTTGCGCGTTGCGCGATTTATTCTACGGTGTAGAGAAAAACGAAAAACCTTGTAAAGATTGGGGGTATGACAATGGCGAAAACAGTTAGTTTATTAAAAGTTTACAGGCGTGAACTTATTACAACGCTTAACAAAAACGATATTGAAGCGTTCAAAGGACATTGTAAAAGGTGGAGCAACTATTTACCGCCGATTCCAAACGCGAAAGTTTTTGAAGTTGCATTCTACAAGACAATGTACAACGAGCGCGCCGTTTATCCGAAATTGAGAAAACAGGCTAAACAATGGCTTATTGCTAACGGTTACAATCCAAACATAAATTAAGAGGCGGATAGAATGAATACATTTTATAGTGGCTATCCGTTTTCGGGGCGTAATACCGGCAACAAATACCACAATCAGAAAACAAAAATCGGCGATATGGTATTTGATTCAAAGAAAGAGGCAAACCGATTTCAAGAATTGAGACTTTTAGAGCGCGGCGGCGTAATATCAGACCTTAAAATGCAGGTACGCTTTTTAATATGCCCGAAGAGCGGCGGAAACAAAAGGGCGCGTTATTATGTAGCTGATTTTGTCTACAATGAAGGCGGAAAGACAATCATTGAAGATGTAAAATCAGAAATTACACGAAAGAACGCCGTTTACAGTCTAAAAAAAGCCCTTGTGCAGTGGCAATATCCCGACTATGAGTTTAGGGAAACATGAAAGAAATAAAGGCGCAAAACATTGATTTATAAAGAAAATCGGTGTATAATAAACAGGCAAAAGAACAAAAAAATATTATCATTCTGACCGATGATACAATTATTTTGGGGCAAAAGTGAAAACTCATTATAAGCGTATTGTTGAGTATCTGGAAGAAAAGCAAAACACAAACTTTACAGGAAGCGTCAAGTTATCCTTTGAAAACGGCGAAATTGTTGCCGTCAACGAGGCTAACAAGCATGATTTGCCAACATCGGCAAATGACAAAGGTGTGCAGCTTATAACCGACTACATCAAAACCGCAACAGACCGCAGTTTTAACGGCGCGGTAGTTTTCGTTTTTAATGCCGGCACATGCACAGACTATTCTTATAGCAGGACATACAAAGGCGACACCTTGAAAAATTTTTTGGGGGCGTAATATGCAGGTATGCCCAAAATGCGGCGCAAAAATCAAGTACATAGCAACAGGCTACGCCACACAGGCGGTGTGTGAGGCTGAACCACTGGAAGTGGTTAATGACAACGGACACAGGTTTAAGGGTTATCCGCTCCACAAGTGCAAAGAGGATATAAAGACCGATGAACGAAATAACGAAAAGCAATAATTTTATTGACAACACAATCAATACAATTACTACTACAAAAAAACGTAAAACACCGGCAAAAATCAAAAAAGATAAACTACCTCTTATTGCCTTTACGGATAAAGAAAAACAAAACTGTATCAATCTTGATTCTGAATTAAAATGGACGCAATCCCTAACAGACGCGCAGAGACTTTTTGTTTTTTATTATAGCAGTCAAAACTCATTAAAAAGAAATGCAAGTGAAGCCGTAAGACTTGCCGGATATTCTGAAAAAACGGCAAAAGTACAAGCTGCAAAGTTTTTACAATCGCCTGAAATACTTGCTGAAATTAAAAACATAACTTCTCAATTATTAAAGAATCTAACAAAAACTAACTTAGAATCGGCGGTAAAGGCTATTATCGAGCGAAAAATAAACCGGCTGAACATGAAGCCCGAAGACTTTTACAACATTAAAAATAAGACTACTCCCGAAGGTTACGAGTATGTAAGCGCAACAATAAAAACACCTGACGAACTGACAGACGCGCAGAAAGAACTTATTGAAGATGTCGAGTATGTGGGGCAGAGAAGCATACCGCATTATAAATTACCTTCTAAAACGCAGACAGAAAACGAACTTTTGAAGATTCATAAAGAAATGCAGAGTGTCGAAGAAAACGGCAACGATTTTGACATAGAGACAACGGCGGAAATTATCGGCGAAAAATTGCAGCTTAAAACGAAAGTTATTTGCGCAAATAAAGAAACGGCGGATATGTCGGAACTTGCGACAATAAGAGCTGCAAACAAAGAAGAAGAGGATTAAAGGCATATATGGACTTGTGGACACCCGAAGAAAAATTGAACTATGTCTATGCCTTTATGAAATATGACCATAAAGACATAGAACTGGATTTTTGGCAGGATGATTTTATAAGAAACCGCAATAGATATATAAGCCTTCTAAAAAGCAGACAGACCGGTTTTTCTTTTGTTGTTGCAATTAAAGGACTTGTAAAAGCCCTGGACCCGGCAAGGACACAATACACAAAGCAATTTGTATCATACAATGAAGAAGACGCGCAGGAAAAAATAAGGTATGCGCGACAATTCTATGATTCAATTCCAAACAGATACAAAAAGAAACTTGTACACTCTACCGCGACAATGCTAGAGTTTGAGGACGTAGGAAGTAAAACGACAAGCCGTTTAATCAGTTTGCCGTGTAGACCGCCGCGAGGTAAAAACGGCGATGTATGCCTGGACGAGTTTGCAATTTATTTACCGCGACTTTCAAAAGAAATCTATACCGCAGCTTCATTCTGTACATTGCGTAGAGGTTGTATCGAGGTAGGAAGTACACCTTTGGGAACTATCGGCAAGTTTTACGAGATATGTACGGATAGAGAAAATTACCCAAACTTTGACCGCTATTTTATTCCGTGGTGGTATGCAAAAGTTATGTGCAAAGATGTACGCGGCGCGGTGCAATGTGCCAAAGAAATGGAGACCGCCGAGCGCGTAGAACGTTTTGGAACTGACCGCCTTATATCACTATTTCAAAACTCTACACTGGAAGACTTTCAACAGGAATGTGAATGTGTGTTCATTGATTCAAGCGCGAGTTATATTTCACTTGAATTGATATACGCGAATACACCTGGACGGCGCGAGGAAGATATACCGACAAATATTGAAAATGACGAAGATTATATCAATGCAAAACGCGATGTAGAAATACATTGTTTTAGGAACGCTGACGACCTTATTTTGAACTATAGCCCGGAAAAATACGGCTCACCTTTATTTATGGGGGTTGATATTGGACGAACTTCAGACGCAACAGTCTTTTATATAATCGGACGTATTAACGGCAAGAAAAGAAGTGTTTTAAGACATGAAATGAGAAACGCCGATTTTGACGCGCAGACCGCCGTATTAAATAAACTTATGGAAAACTTGCCTATTTTTCGTTGTTGCATTGACGACGGCGGTATAGGGCGTAACCTTGCGGAAAATGCGCATAAAAGATACGGAGAGAGAGTGGAACTTTATCATTTTGATTTACAGTCAAAAGAAGTGCTTGCTATGGGCGTAAGAACTGGACTTGAACGCCGGGAATACGAACTAGATAACGACAGAGATTTTCATGCGCAAATTCATAGCATAAAAAGAACGCCGTCAAGTGGCGGTAGTTTTAGATATGACGCGGAAAGAAACGAAAAAGGACATGCCGATAGTTTTTGGGCATGGGCGTTGGCAAGTTACGCGACAGACGGCAAGAAAATTGAACCTAATTTTTACGCAGAATATGCTAGAAAAAAGAATGAATCAGTGGTAACATTAAGTAACGGCAATATAGAACTCTCAAACAATCCGCAATCGCTGACCCGAACGCGCGGTAAATCCTTATCATCGGTATTAAGGAGCGTTCGCAATGGCAACAGATAACGAAAGGCAGATTGTCCCGGTACAGAAGACTATTGAAGTAGAACCGATTGACATAAAGAGGGAAATCAACAGGGCTAAAAGATACGCAAGGGGATTCCAGACCGCCGACTATGCGCGGACAAAACAAGGCGGCTCACAATCATCTTTTTTTGACCCATACCGCAACGTTGAAAATCAATACGGAAACTTAAAAACCGCAGACGGACACTTTAACCGTGAAGTTGATTGCCAGACGTTGCGCCGTGTGTCTAAAAAAGCCTGGATTATCAATCTTTGCATTATCAACGTACAAAAGAAAATTAAGCCATTCCTTAAACCTTCCACTAACCGCAACTTGCGCGGTTTTGTTGTTAAGAAGGTTGGCGAAGATGTGGTTAAGGCGGCAGGGCAGAAATCAGAGGCAAGAACAGAAATAGAGCAGTTCTTGCTTAACACTGGGATTGAAAAATCTCCAGACCGTGATAATTTTGTCCGTTATTGCACAAAGATACTAAGAGACGCTTTAGAGATTGACCAGGTTGCAACGGAAATAGGGCGTACAGTATCGGGCAAGGTTTACGCATTTTGGGCGGTGGACGGTGCAACAATAGAGCGCGTCTTGCCAAACCAAGACAACCCATTGCACATTAAGTACATACAGGTTATAGACGAAATCCCACAGGCTTTTTATCCGGCAGGAAGTCTTATTTTTGACTATCAGAATCCGCGTAGCGATGTACGCTATTCTTTTTACGGATATTCGCCGGTAGAACAGGCAATAGACCTTATAACAAGTACAATCAATGCTTTTACCTACAATGCCGGATTTTTTACCGAAAACAAATTGCCGCGCGGTATGCTTTTATTGGATGGCAACGCAAATCAAGAGACCGTAGAACAAATGGAAGACTACCTATGCGACATTATGAGCGGAACAACCGCTAACCAATGGCGCGTTCCTATTATCCCGGCAGGTAACGGCGGAAGCGGTGAGAACAATTCTATCAAGTGGGTAAGTTTAAGCGGAACAAACAAAGAAATGGAGTTCCAGGGGTGGCTTGACTTCTTGACAAGTGCTATTGTTTCGCTTTTTGGTTGCTCTATGGAAGAACTGGGGCTTCACTCTTCCAAGTCGCAGCCGATGTTTGAACACAATACAACACCTGAAATTGAAGCGTCAAAATCTCTTGTACTGGGCGATATGTTGTCATTTTTGCAGCAGTACATCAATCAGATACTAGAAAAGGCTTATCCGGGCTACGAAATTGAGTTTGTAGGATATGAACGCGACGACCCTAAACAGATTCTTGACCTTACAAAAACCGAACTTGAATCATTCAAGACATTAAACGAAGTACGCAAGGAAAAGGGGCTTAAACCAATAGAGGCAGACTGGGCGGACAAATGCCCGGCAAATCCGCAGTTTGTACAGATGTACCAAGCCGCACAAATGGACGATGGCGGCGGAATGGAAGACATGGAAGAAGGCGGAGACTTTGGCGGAGAAGAAGACGGCGAAGGCGAAAATGCAGACAATGCAGAAGAAAACGGCGCGGAAAATGGAAACAGCGAGCAAGAAAGCAACGTGGACGAAGGCGCATGGGGTGAAATCGGCGGAAATACAGAGGGTGAAGAAGAAGAAAAACCCGAAGAAGAAAACGGCGGCGTAAACAAATCGCTAAACTTTAATTTTTAGGAGTTAAAACAAGTGGCTTGCAAGCAAAAGAAAAAAACTAATCACTCTCTAAAACCTGTTGAAATCCAAATAAAGGACATAACAGAAGGAAACAAACAGGCAAAGTTTGAGCAGCTTGAAAAGTGCTTGTATGGCGGTATTCCTGAATATGTTCCGGCAGACAGTACGGCAAGATTGCCAATGGTTAATATAAAAATTAAGGACTTTAGCAGGGAACGTGTGGAAAAAGCTTTGCGCACTATGGCTATGAGTTTATCTGTACCACTGAAAGCTGCAAAGGGTGAAATCTTTTTTTACAAGGCACAAGAAGACCTAACAGACAAGTGGTGCATGTTCTTTTCCGAACTTGTACGCAATACTTATGATTTTGTAACAGACTATTTAGACCTACCAAAAAAAACCGTAATGACAAAATCCGATGTACTAACTCATAAAGGCAGGATTCTTTACAATCCTTCTACCGGCGAACCGATTAAACAATCAGACTGGAATAAGTTTGTAGGCAATCTTGAAAAGTTTTTGAACCGCAATATTAAAGACGTAGAAAAGAAAATCATTCTGGAATCAAAATCACTTTCAAAAATCCTGGACCGCATGTTGAAATACAATTCACTTGAAGCCGTAAAAAACTTACGGCTGAATGATGTTTCATATCACGGTAAAGCTTTTGACTGGATAAGTGAAAGCGTAAAGAACATGAAAAATGTTTTTGGCGAAAGTCTCACCCGGCAGGAAATGGCAAGAATTGAGGTATTGCAGCAGTCGGCAGCACAGAAGGTAACGAATATTTCCGACAAAATGCGCGGAGATATAAAGCAGATTCTTATAGACGGCGTAAGCGGAAAAAAGAGCAAAGGACAAGTCTCACAAGCATTGTTTGACAAAATGGTAGGCAATAACCGCGATTTTCAGAGAGTTGCAGACACGGAGATTCAGAGCGCCTTTAATAATTCTTTTGTGCAGGAAGAAGTTTATAACACCGAAGAAGGGAAAAAAACTTATTTTAGGCGCATTGAAGTAATTGACGCTAACACTTGCCCGAAGTGTAAGGCAATCAACGGTAAAATTGCAGTATGGAGCGATAAGCCGTTGAATGATGAAAAATCAAAGGATAAAAACGCTGATTATGTGATATGGGAAGGCAAGGACGGTAAAGAATGGGAGTGTCCTTTATCGACTTTACACCCTTATTGTCGTGGAACTTGGGCAAGATATGACATCGGACTTGATAACATCGACATTGACGCGCTAGTGGCAGAGCAGAGCAAGAACGCAAGAAAGTGGAATAATGCAGTAAAGACGGCAAAAGAAGAGTTTAAGGAAAAGGGCATAGACAATCCAGACGATTCAACAAAGGGATTTACTGACAGAATCAATGAACTTTATAGTGGCGGTGATTCCGATTAATTGCACTGACGGTTTTCGCAAGGTTGAAATTGCGGAAATATTAAATATTTAGGGGGCTTTTTATGGCTATGATTGGATTTTTGGCACGGTACTGGGCGAAAAAAGAATGGGATTCCATTCAAAAATCACGTCCAGTAAAGTACATTAGGCGCTATCCGAAGGCAAGCGGCAAGGGGTGGAACTACGTCTACAAAGACAGTTGGAAACACCCATTGAAGGCTTTGCTTGAATGTTTTGGAATCGGGAAGAAGAAGATTGACGAAACATACACTAGCGACATAAAGAAGGATTACGGCGCGGACAAGCAGACCTGGGCGGCGCATGTTTTGGAGTATTTCACTAACAAAGTGAAGTGGGATAGCATTTTTTCCAAAAAGGAAAATAGCGACAAGTACAAAAAGCCTGTTACACAAAAGGCAGTCGAGGCAAAGGTTAATGCCGAAGTCACGGCAAAAAAAGAACCTAAAGCAAAGAGTGGTGACAAAATGGTTATAAACCGCTCTTTAATGCGCAAGGTATGGAGCGTCTTTTCTGTTGAAGGGCAGAGGGTTGCAGCGTCTGAAAATCAGACGGTTGCAAAGGAAAATGCAAAAGACGGCGTATTTTCAGACAAAGAAATAAGTGAAGCCGAAGCGCACGAAAATCGCAGTAGAGCGATGATGGGTAATAAAAACGCTGAAAAGAATGGCTTTGCAGACGATTCACAAAAAGATAGCAAATACTGGACTGTCCAAGATAAAGCAAAGCAGCAAATAACAGACTTTGCAGGAGAAAAAAACTACCGTAATTTTGAAGATTTTTATGAAGATGTAAAGAATCTGGAAAATTACGAACTTGGCTCTAAAAAAAGAATGAAAGCAAATGCTCTTTTAGGCTATAAAAAAGAGTTTTTGGAGAGGCAGTTTAACGAATTACAGGGGGTAAAAAATGCCGAAAATGCAAATAACGTTGAGCAGGGAAGAATTTCCGATGGTGCTGAAAACATACGGACTGGAAGGAGCGAAACTCTTAGCGGTCAAGATGTTGCTGACACAGGGGCTACAGGTAACGGAAACGAACCTTTATTCAGTTCTAGCGAACCTGGAAGAGGACTTGCAGAACCAAACGGCGATGTCAATGCAGGAAGAGGAAGAATAACAAAAGGACAGGCAAGGAAAATCCGCGAACAGTGTCGCGAAATACTCAAAAAGCCCGATTCCGAAATTACAGAAGCGGACAAGCAGATTCTTGCGCAGTATGTCGGTGCAGGTGGTACGGATGAAGAAGGAAGTTCTAATAGTGGCGTTCTTTACGAGTTCTACACACCGCGCAACGTTATTTCCAAAGTTTGGGAAATTGTCGATAAATACAACCCTAGACAGGATAAAACAGTTATTGAACCTTCTAGCGGTATTGGACGCTTTGCAGAAGGCAGAAACGAAAAGTTCACTATGTTTGAACTGGAAGAAGAATCTGCAAGAATCGCGCATATCCTACACCCGGAAGCCGAAATTGTACAGGGCGCATTTCAAGAAAACTTCATGAAGAACAAGCAAGGACGCTTTACGAAGGATTTTGAAAAATATGATGTTGCGGTAGGAAATCCGCCGTACGGCGCTTATACCGGCAAATACAAGGGTATGGGAGAGGGCAAAGACTACAAGCGCTATGAAACTTACTTTATGTCGCGAACCCTTGACACCGTAAAAGACGGCGGAATTATGGCTATGGTAGTGCCTAGCGGATTCCTTAACGGCGGCAGCTCATACGGCAAAGACCTTGAAAAGATTGCAGGCAAGGCTGAATTGCTTGAAGCATGGAGACTACCCAACGGAACTTTTGACAGTACGGACGTTGGCACGGATATTGTAGTATTCCGCAAGGGTAAAGGTACAACAGTAGACGCGCTTAAAAATTACTTTGCAAACAATCCCGACCATATTGCCGGAGAAGTGTCAACAAGAAACGGACGCTTTGGCGAAGAAACATACGTTAAGCCAAAAGACGGCGAGACTTTTGAAACTGCCATAAGCAATATCAATGTCGGACAGGCAGAAATAGACAAGGCGGTGGAAAAGGAAGCTGCAAAGATTGAAGTCAAAGAAGAAAAGCCTGAACCAAAAAAGATAACTTCCAAAACTGTTTTTGGCGACACGGTAAAACTTGAAGACGGCAGGACAGGCATTGTAACAGGCTATCTAAAGGAAAACCGCAAAGTATCGGGCTTTGTTGTAAACGTGGACGGCAAGAGTGAAAATGTAAAGCTGACTGATGAACAGGCAGCGAAACGCAACCGTTCAGAGGCGATGAAGGGTAATAAAAACGCAGAGGGTGAACATGATTACCCGGCAAACCCTGACGCGCACAATATGACCGTTGAAGAGTTCAACACTAAATACGGAAAATCTTTTGACCCTAAAGACTTGCCGATTTGGAAAGTCACCGACAAATACGGAAACATCGACACAACCAAACTTACAGAAGAGCAGAAGGAATATATAAGGACTTCCGACCATTTTGTAAAAGACGGCGATGTTTATGTTAATGTCGTGAACTATGCGAGCGGCAATATCCGCAAGAAATTGCGTGAACTTGACCCTAACGACCCGGATTATGACAAGAAAAAAGCGTTGCTTGAAGATGTTTTACCACCTGAAAAAGGACTTTTACGCACATGGAAGGAAATGGACGAAAACGGCGTAGAAGTTGAAAAGTCCGAGGGATTCACTCTGTCACCAATTACAGACTGGACCAGGGATTATAAAACAAAGGACGGTTTAAGCCTTATTGACGGATTCTTTGAATGGGCTTATGCCGGACACGGATATTACAATGCAAGCGATTCCCCGATTGCACGTGAAGAAATCCCGGCTATCTTGAACTTTGACGACATTAGGGGATTTATCAGAAAAGAATCTCTTACGGTCGGCAAGCATGAGGCAGGAACAGACGACAAGAAGGGCAAAGTCCGCTATAAGGAGCAGAAAAAACAGGCAAGGCGCGACACTGCTATAAAACTGTTTAACCGCTATTTGCGCGAAGGTTTGAGCATTGAAGACCAGAAAGACCTTGTACAGGCATGGAATGACAAGGCAAACTCTTTCGTAAATCCCGATTATTCAAAGATTCCAATATTCGTTGATGGTATGAGTACGCACAAGGAAAAGAAAGAGTTTACGCTTTTACCGCAACAGTTAAAGGGCATTTCAATGCTCTGTAACAAGGGAACTGGACTTCTTGCCTATGATGTCGGCGTAGGAAAGACCGTTTGCGGCATAGTTGCGACCGTAAATCAGATTCAGACAGGACGCGCCAAAAAACCGTTGATTTGTGTACCAAAGGCAGTTTATACAAACTGGATTAAGTCAATTCATCAACACTTCCCTAACATCAAGGTTAATGAACTTGGCAATCTTTCCAAAAACTACTGGAAAGAAGGAATGAAGATTGACGAAGGCTCAATTTCAGTATGTACTTATGAAGGGCTTGAAAACATCGGATTCAATGCACAGGAAGAGGCGGAAATCCAGGAAGACGTAGAATTTGGCGCAATGGAAACCGGCGGAGAAAAGTCAAAGCGCAAGGCAGCAAGTGACAGTGAAAAGAACGCTGAACTTGTCGGCGAAATGTCGCGCACTCGTGATGAAGGTGTACAGTTTAGTGAATTAGGATTTGACCATATTACAGTCGATGAAGTCCACAATTTCCGCAATCTTTTCAAAATGCCTAAACATATGAATAAACAGGGTGAGAGCGAAAAGGGCGAATCTAACGAGTTTGACGGCTTGGGAAGCGGTGGCGAACCTTCCAACCGCGCAAAAAAACTCTTTGCCATTACACAACTTATTCAAAGGAAAAATGACGGCAGAAACACATTCTTGTTGTCTGCAACACCTTTCCAGAACTCACCGACAGAAGTCTATTCTATCTTGTCTTACATGGCACGTGACAAGCTGAAAGAAATGGGCTACTACTCATTGGAACAGTTCGTTTCTAACTTCTGCAAAGTGCAGCGTGAGTATGTTGTAAAGGCTAACCGCGTAACGGAAGCGCCTGTTGTAAAGGGATTTGAAAACTTGAAAGAGTTGCACAACCTTTTGACTGAATACATTGACAAGGTAGACGGTGAAGAGGCAGGGGTTGTAAGACCTTACAAGCGTATGCACGCGCCGGAACTTGAACTAAGCGACTTGCAGAAGGCAATTATGGACAGGTGTTCTGAATACATCGAGGAACAAGAAAGCCTTCCGAAAGACGACCGTGACGATGGCTACATGTTCCGCGCCATGAACGCAATGAAGAATTGCGCTTTAAGCCCGGCTCTAGTGGACACTGATTTTATTCCCGATGGCTACGAAGCCCCACCAATGAGCGAGTTTGTAGAATCTTCTCCAAAGTTGAAGTTTACTTGCGATTCCATCATTGCACAGTACAAGCAGTCACCGTCTAACGGACAGATAATGTACATGCCAAGCGGCGTAGAGCAGTTCCCACAGGTTAAGAACTACCTTATTAAGAACGGCATACCTAAAGACGCCATTGCGACACTTGCCGGTGCGGCAACAACAGACAAGGCACTGGACGCAAGACAGGAAGTTTTCAACGAGTTCAATGACGTAAACGGTAAATGTAAGGTTATTATCGGTAGTTCAACAATCAAAGAAGGTTGTAACTTGCAGGGTAATACTACAACAATTTACTGTACACAACTTGACTGGAATCCGACAGACGTACAACAGTTATGGGGTAGAGGTTGGAGACAGGGAAATAGGCAGGGAATTGTACATTGTGTAACGCCACTTATGCACGATTCTCTTGACCCGATGATTTACCAGAAACACGATGAAAAATCATCAAGAACGGACGACCTTTATTCTTACAAGGGCGATACAATGAACTCTAATGACGTGAACCCGGAAGAGTTGAAGTTTTCGCTCATCAAAGACCCGAACAAGCGCGCTGATTTGCAGGTAATGGAATACACCGAAAAGAACAAGAGCGACCAAAAGATGTATGCGCAACTTATAGACGTGCTGCATAAGCAGATTGACGTTGCCTTTGAATCGGATGAAACAATAAAGGAAAATGCAAAGAACGGCGTTTCATGGCGTTTCGAGGGTGTGGAAGCTGAACAAAAGAAAGTTGATGAACTTACTGCGCGAAAGAAGGAGTTGAAAGAACTTACTGCAAAGATTAAAAAAGACTTCAAGGACAAGGAGTTTGACTTTTTGGGTAAAGACAAGGAACTTTTCGACAAATTAGACAGTTTGGGGGTTTATTCCAATCGCTATGCAAAAAAGTTTGACCAAATTGAGCATAGCTTTGAGTACGCCGAAAGCAAACTTGATAACGAAATCGCAACATCAAAAGGCTATATTAAGACCTACAACAAGAACCTTAAAAAGGGAATGGACACAAAGGCCGCTTGCAAAGCATACCTTGATTCTAAGGGCTTGAAAACGCCGGAAGATTGCGAGGCAAAGATTCAGGACTATGTTAAACTCATGTCGGAAGCTAAAGACAACGTAGCAAAAGCAAAGGACATGCGCGACCAATTCCTGGCAGAAGCCATTGCCTACAATGAAGCGAACAAGAAAAACCTTTTGTCCGTTGATGAACTTGTAAAGCAGAATGTAGACGGCATTATGAACGATTTACATGCGATGGACGATGAGTTTAAGGCAAAGATTAAGGAAGAAAACGACAGGCGTTTTGGGCGCGGTGAGTTCAAGAAATCCTGGGTATTCTTTGACAAAAAAGGAAACGTCTATTTCCGCAAAAGTGCATTATTGAAAAATATCTAGTTGTGGTGTAGAATAATCATGATGTTGTATTCATAGCGGTTGCTACGCTAGAGCGAGCGCCGATTATCTCTAGTATTTAGGGGTAATCGGCGCTTTTTTTTAATTTTTAGGAGTAGAAAATGTCCGAAGACCCGAAATTTAAGCATTTCAAAGAGTTGATAATGAATCACCTTGACGGATTGGCAGTAAAAGAAAAAAGCGAGGTGAAGAAGTCTATTTTGTTAGCCGAATCAATGCAGAAATCGGGCTACCCAGTAGGAACTATCCGCGAATGGAAGGGGAAAAAATACATTAAAATTGCTCCTGGAAAGTGGCGGCCAAAATATGACAGTAATTCACGCGGCGCAAAAATGTCCATTGCCGCATTAAAGAAAAAAGCCGACAAATGCACAAGTTCAGAAGAACTTTTGCAGCTTGTTCTTGAAAACCGCGAAAGATTCAGTGATGAAAACGGAAGACCTTTGCCGTTTGTAAAGGAACTTTCAGACTACGTTTCATCTAAAAATGATGAACTGGAAAGCAAAAAAACAAAAGCGGTGGAAAAACCGAAAAAAGAACGTAGTGCAAAGAAAACGAAAGAGAAAATACAGATAAATGAAACGCCAGAAGACCGCGCACAGGTTACAAAAACACGGGCTTTTAGTAAAGAAATAGAGATTTTGACAAATAGCAGCAACAAGGCTGATTCAGTTGAAGACGCTATAAAAGCACTGGAAAAACATAAAGACTTTGTACACTCTATTATTCCACAGAATGATACTTTACACGAAAAAGCAACACGCGAAGGACGTGAAGAGGCTATACAGTCGGCTATTGACAAGCTTAAACAGGGAGATAAAGACATTATAGCAATGTTTGTAAAAGCCCCGGAAAAGAAAGCGCAGGAACAGGAAGAAAAAGAACTTGAAGAAAAATACGGCGCAGAGCCGGAAACAACAATAAAAGACATACGCGATAAATACGAAGCGTCAAAAAGTGTTACCGGCAATAAAAAGACCGTGACACTTCCAAACGGAAACAAAATCAAGTGCCATTATAAGATTGTGGAAGCTGACGCACCTACCGCAAGCCACGATGAACGCACTTACGCGCCTACAGAGGGATTCCCGAAGAATGAAAACGGACAGAATATCAATGACCGCGATTATCAGAATGACGCGGACGCGCAGGAAAGTGTTAGAAGGATTGCGGCTAACTTCAATTCCCTTGCACTGGAATCACCGCCGATTGTTACGAAAGACGGCATTGTAATTTCCGGCAACAACCGCACCATGTCAAGCAAACTTGCTGCAAGAAACGGAACTGACAAGGCATATTTGAACGATTTGCGTGAAATGATAGACGAATACGGACTTGAAGAGAGCGACCTTGAAGGATTCAAGAATCCGCGACTTGTTCTGGAAGTGGACCAGGAACACAAGGGAGACTATACCACAGAAGAGTTTGCGCAGTTCAACCGTGATACAAAAAAGACAATGAGCAACGTAGAAAAGGCGGTAAAACTCACCAAAACACTTAACGAGCAGAAAATATCATCCATCGCAAGCGAACTGTCAAACTACGAAACCATGAGCGACATGTATAATGACCCGAAGGGAAGCCAGGCTTTTGTCTCAAAACTGATTGAATCTGGAATCATCGGAGACAACGAAAAGGCGCAGTATTGCAAGTCGGACGGTACTTTGAACGATACCGGCAAGGATTTTGTAGAAACTGTACTTGTTGGAAGTGTACTGAATGAAGGGAACATCAGAAAACTTGACGGCGCAGGTGGAAAGCGAATAAGACAGAAACTTGTAAGGGCTATTTTGCCACTGATTGAAAACAAGGGAACAGGCAAAGAATATTCATTCAACAAAGAACTTAATGACGCGGTAAACATTGCCGTTACGGTTGCAAAAGACCATGAAACATTCCCGGATGTAAAATCATACCTTGCCCAGGGAAGTCTTTTCGGAGACAAAGCCCCGGACGCGGCAACAAGCAAACTTGCTGAAATCATCCACGATGAAGGCGAGCGGGCTTTTACGCAGAGAATGAAAAACCTAAACGCAGGTTTAAGGACAAGTGCAAGCGGAGAGCAGGATATATTTCTTGGCGGTGTAGAATCAAAGGAAAGTTTGTTGAACAGATTCTTGGAAATAAAGAAATCCATAACGAACATTCTTACAAAACTTTTTGCAAGAGAGTGTCAACCTACAAAAAAGATTGTTAAAAGCGCTCTTGAAAAAATATCATAAGCGAGGTGGAAAATGAAGGTAATGTTTTCAAAGTCGGTTTACGCCGAAATGGAAAAGGCATTCGGTAAAAAAGACCTGTCGAAATTGCGCAAGGAAATAATTACCGATAAAAACGGACATCGTAAAACCGTTTACAAGAAAATCGACAAGCCGGAAGAAGGCAAAAACAAAGACGCAACAGCACCAAAAGAAGAAAAGCACTCTTACGCCCATACTACCGGCGACCACATTGTTTTTAACAATGGCGGCGTAGATATGACCGGCGAAATTGTGGGAATTGGAAGAGAGGGCGTAACAGTCAAAGGAACTGGAAACGCAAAAGGACAGACTTTCCGGGTAAAGCATGAAGATGTAAAGCAGGTTACAAAAATGATTAACCCGAATGACGCTATCCGCGGACTTATGGACGCAAACAGTGTTAAATCGGGATGGCGCGGTATTGACGGTATGCAGCCGGAATCTTGCGACACAATCGAAGGGCTTTACAAGACTATTGAAGCTGCAAGAGGTGAGTTTAATAACTTTACCGATAGCGTAACAAAAGAGTTTGCAGCTTTGAATCCTATTGTTATGAAACGCGCTACTTTGAAGAATGAAGCGCGAATCAAAGAAAAGTTACGCGAGGACGCAAAATCAGAATCAAACCCGGATATTGCAAAGCAGATATACGATGAAAAGACAGATACTTATCATTGCCGTACAATCCGCGATTGCGATGGGCATACAATCTGTTTGAATAGCGTTGAAGATGTTGCAAACATTCTTAAACACCTTGACGGCAGAAAAGAAGTTGCGCGTATTAAAAATAACTTTGGTAAACCATCGCCAGTTGGATATTCAGACATTAACTGTAATGTCAAACTCTCAAACGGCGCAATCGTTGAATTGCAGGTAAACACTACCGCAAACATGGTTGCAAAAGAGCGTTACGGACACGCGCTTTATGAAGTATATCGTTCAGTTGCTTCAAATCCAAAGTATAAGCAGCTTGCTGAAATCATGGGAGAAGCACAGAAAGACCTTTACGGACTTTCAAACAAATATTCAAAAGAAGGTAACTTCCCGACAAGAGATATTCCAAAAGGCAAGGACGGCAATGCGAATATTTTTGACGGTGAGTATAAACACGCTCCTTATGCCGCTGCAATTCGCAGTCATGTAGATAAGGCTATGCCGTTGTTTGAACAGGCAAAGGCAGAAGGCGTATTGACCGATAAGACAATCGAGCATTTTGAACACTTGATTAACTACATTAAATAAGCATTTGACAAATAAAACCATCTAGTTTAAGATACAAGTGCAGGGGGTGAAACATGAAATATTACATTGACGATAATGATAGAGCGTTTGTCGAAAAAGAAGACGGAATCTATCAGATTTATAGCGACGGAAAAACTGTAAAAACTGACAGACTTTCCGCAGACCCTATGACATGGCACGAGTGCAGCGAAAAAGAAGCCCTTGAAAGTGCTAAACTCTACGAGAGTTATTTTAATAAATAAGTACACCGCTATTCTTTCCTGAATAGTCATAGCCCTAGCCAGTCTAGGGCTTTTTTATTTTAGACATCTTGCCGACAAATAAAGTACGATTACATTATTTTCACAGGAGCGTACACGGTGGAAGAAATGTCTTTAACAATTTCTGACAGAGAATACAGAGATTTGAAGTATAAAGAATCAATCTATGACGAACTTATAGAAATGATTGACAATGAAGTGCCTAAAATGGTTACTGAAATTGTCAAAGAAGAATTAGATAAGTTCAACAAACTTAAAACCGAAAAAGACAGTTCTGTTTCCTGGGCTGAACTAATTTCTTATAGATTCCATTGTCAAGGCTACAATCCCGATGATGATGATTATTTGTATGAAGTCGGGTATTACGATTTTGAAAAAATCTGTACGGATAGAATAAGCAAACTAAGCGTTTTTGACCGTTACGCAATAGATACTTACAATCAAAAAGATGATTCATACAGGGAAAGCAAGGCTTTTGAAGAAGCATTTTATGATTTGGTAGAGCCTTTGTATTGCAATCTTTCGCAAGAACAGAAGGATTCTATAGAGGGTATATTTGATGTTTACGAAGAGGATTAGGCAGTCATAAGGCGGCTTCCTCAAACCAAATAACGGCTTTTTGACCTCTGATGTGGGGCTGTTTCTGTAGCCATTTTTTTGTACATTCCGGGCAAAGACCTTTAAATTCTTCTTTTTTAAGTTCTTTGTAAGAAAGCAAACAAAGCCGCCTTATTTCCCTTTTCGGCAAGTTGATTTGCTTCTTGCACTCTTGGCAGATAAAAGGTTGAAATTCTGGATGAAATAGTTTGATAATGCTCTGATTCACGTTGGTTACCTCACTTACACAATCTCTGTACCTGTAGTTTTATCAAAAATCCTTATTTCCGCGTTTAACAATTCCAAAGTTTTCTCAAAATCGGAAACTTTCATGTCGTTTCTGTACAACTTCATGAAAAGATTCTGCTTTGTCTTTCCCATTTTTTCAGAAAGTTTGGCGACAGTCGTATTTCTCTTTACGCATAATATCCTGATAATTTCGTTTAAGTTCATAATGAATATATTAAACGGATAACTTAAATAAATCAATAGGAAAATTAAATAATTTTAGAAAAAAGTTTAATAAAACAGTTGACATATTAAACTAAATAGTTTAATATAAAAGTGTAGGGCGGTTAGAGCCTTGCAAGGAGCGTACACTATGAAAGTAAAAGCAGTTAGATATGACCTTCTGGTTGATTTGGAAAAAAAATACGAAAACGAAGAACGTTGTGGCTATGATGAAGAGCCTTGCGCTATCTGTGGGCGACCGATAAAAAAAGGCTCAAAGTGTGAGAATATCAGGATGTTTGGCGGCGGAGAATACTTTACGACATCAGATGTAGACGACTACAAGCTGCCTAACGACATGGGGTGGTATAGTGTCGGTTTGACCTGCTTTAGGAAGTACAAGAAATTGGAAAAAGAAATCGAGGTCGAAGAGGAATAAAACGGCAGCCGGGTGTTATCCCGGCATACAAATGCAAAAGAGCAGCTTGAACTTGAAAACGGAAACAAGGTTTATACATACCTTAGAAATCTTGAAAAGGCAGGGGGTACGGTATGATTAAGGTAGAACTTGACGGAAAGAAAATCGAGGTTATGCAGCTTGAAGACTGGAAAACGAGCATTGACGAGAACTTCAAGCCTGGTGATTATTTTGACGAAAATATAGCATGGGATTTGATAAATAGCGTACCGCCACGGAACTTTTGCAACGGCTATTTTCAGTGCGGAGAGCCACATAGTTACGTAAACGGAAAGCAGACATACCTCACTCTTACGAGGGTGAAGAGAGAGCCGGAAATATGGCGGTTCTTAGGATATTGTCACGCCGGAGAGACAGAAAACAAGGGGGTAAGAAAATGAGCAGGATTCAAGAGGCAATTATTTTTGCGACACTAAAACACGAAGGGCAGAAGCGCAAGGGTACGGATATTCCTTACATCGTTCATCCTATGGAAGTAATGCAGATTTTAACGGCTTTGAATTGCAGTGAGAATGTGATTATTGCAGGAATCTTGCATGATACGCTTGAAGACACGGATGCAACGCCGGATGAAATAAAGCAGCTTTTCGGGGCTGATGTCCTTGCAATCGTTCAGACTGAAAGCGAGGACAAGTCAAAGACCTGGAAAGAACGTAAACAGGCTACAATAGACCATCTGGAAAATGCAAGTATTGAAACAAAATTAGTTTGCTTCGCAGACAAGCTATCAAATATCAGAAGTATGTACCGCGACAAGCAGCAGATAGGAGTTGACCTCTGGAAGCGTTTTAATGCCGACAAAGATTCTATCGAATGGTATTACAGAGAAGTATTACGCGCGGTAAGACTGAACGAATACCGTTATAATGGTTATGTACAAGGATGTGATTTTGTACTCCTTATCAGAGAATTTGAAGAAACTATAAACGCCGTTTTTGCGAGTTGAACGACTGATATATTTTTTTTCAACTACGTGTTGAATGACTTATTTTGAATCGCCTTGTATTATTAAGTTGTGAGGTGATTATATGGCAAAAGAAACAAAATGCCTTGACTTTCTGAATGAAACAATTTATCGCAATTCTTATTCTTGCGATTTATGCAAACTTATGCACTGGGAATGTCCTTTCAATCCTGATGTAGAAGAAAATCAAGACCCGGAAGGAACTATTTGCAGGAACTTTTTAAGGGAGCATATCGCGGCAGCTTTGAGAACTGAATTATCTTGAATCAGAAAATCAATAATGAAAAATCGCGTTTAAGAATCAATAAAAATACCCTTGTATCGCTCAAAATCGGGCTATACAAGGGCTTTTTAATGGAGGTTGATAATTTACACTAAAAACAAAAATAAAGCGTTCTAAAGCAATCCTAGAGCGTTTTTTATTTGCCAAAACTTGCGAAATAAACAGATAAAACACCATTTTTTTTGGGCAAATAGGCAAATAGAAACAAAAGCGGCAAATAAAATAACATATAATGACAATTTGGGGCAAAAAGATTGTCAACAGGCAATCGGAATTGACAAAATATTTGCATAAACCTATTGACACGCTCTTAAACCTTGACAACAAGCGGTTTTCAAATTAAGATATAGAAAACAAGAATTGTTTTGTATTTAATTCTTGTATAAGATTCGATGATTTGCACTCATAGAGGCAGTCGCGGAAAAGTCTAGCATAATTGGCTTTTTCGGACTGCTTTTTTTTATTTTCGTTCGGGGTGCATAATGACCGATACTGAAACATTCAACAATGTTTACCTCTCTTTGGATATACGAAAGTCCGCCGGGGCTACGGACGATTTTGGAAACTATATTTTTGAAGTCGAAGCGTCAAATGAAAACCTGGACCTACAGAATCAGATAGTCTTGCAGCGCGCTCTGATGGAATCAAAAGACGAGTTTCTGAAAGGCGGCGTTATTTCGTTCGACCACTTGCACAAGCGCAAGGATGAAAACGGCAATGTTATTTCAGACCCTTCAATGGTTATCGGAGAGCCAATAGACGTATATTTCGATGAAAAGAACAAAAAGACAATCGTAAAAGGCAAATTATATTCAAACAATGACAAAGCTAAAGACCTTATTAAAATGCTTAAAGCAGGTTCTACAAGGGTTCGCGCAAGTGTCGGCGGCATATTCCCACAGGTTGTAAAAAACATAAAAACAGGCGTTGAAAAAATAACGCATGTACTCTGGAATGACTTGGCGTTAACAACAAGCCCGGTAAACAACACGGTAGGAAGTGCAGTCTTTGCAAAGAGCATGACGGCGGCGGAGTTTGTGGACTTCTTGCCGCTTGAAATCAAAAAGGCACTGTCTGCCGGCTACAACACCGATTCGGCAACAAAGACAGGCGGAGAGGCGCTTATCCCGGAAGACACAAGCACAAAAACCATTGACGTATCAAATACACAGGCAATAAGCAAAGCAGAAAACGAAGAGGAAGTAGTAGAAAGGCTTGTAGACCTTGCCAAAAAGGGCAGGATTGACGGCGAAAAGGACGCAATCGACTTCCTTGTATTCAATGGTATTCCAAAGGAAAAAGCCGGGGAGATTACCCGGGAAATAATAAAACAAGGGGGGCAAATGATGAAAAAATCATTTTCCAACGCGGTTTCCGACCTTCTAAAATCTCTTACAGGCGGCAATCAGAAGGACGATGAAGACGAAATCAACAAGGGCTGCAAGTCCGTAAAGAAAGCAGACGTTGATGAAGACGACATTGACCTTGACGATGAAGACATTGACCTTGACGATGAAGACGACACAGACAAGGGCGATGAAGAAAAAGAAGATGAAGAAGATAAAGACGAAGCCAAAGAAGAAGACGAAGACATGGTAGACGGTGGCGAGGTGCTAAAGGCATTGGACGCAACAATCGCTACCCTGGCTAAATCACAGAGAGCAACGCAGAAGCGCATTGACGACCTTGGCGAGGCAGTTGTCGGACTGGCAGAAATGATTTCTGCAATCGGCAATCAGCAGATTCCGCCGCGCACTGTACTCAACAAGAGTATGAACGGCAGCAAAGACAATGCCGTAAAGCAGAATCTTTCAGCTAGACCTACAGAAGAAGACCTGTACAAGGTGCAGCTTGTTCTTAAAAAGGCAGTTGACGAAGGGGAAATTGACATAATCCAGTCAAGCATGATTTCTTCTGACTTCCAGAAGTGCATGAACACTGGCAGGGCAATGAATCCAAAATATTATGAGTTCTTGCAGACAAGGCTCAACAAGGGGGCAAAATAATGGCAGGATTTTTCGACAATGTTTCTTCCGGCGAAATGAGCGCAAGCGAAGTAAACGAATTGCAGAAGGCACTTACCGCCGGATATGGCACAGATTCGTCACAGTTTACCGGCGGACGCGCATTGATTCCAGAAAACCTTGAATCCGAGGTTATCAACGTAGTTGCACAGTTAAAGGAAGACTGTAAGGTTATGAACAGTGTAAAGAAGACACCTGTTCGCTCAACCGTACACGAAGTAAACTTGCGCACTGGACACGGTGATTACCGCCATCTTTCTGTTGCAGAAGGCGGCGCTTCAATCGACACTGACCAGGCACTTAAACGCAAGACTTTCGCCATGAAGTATTTGCAGACACGCCGCTCTGTTACAAAACAGATGGAAGTCGCAGAGACTTTTGAAGGCGCACTTGCAAGCGAAAAACTTGCAGGTGTTGAAACAATCATCAAGGGTGCAGAATACCAGTGTTTCCACGGTGATTCGTCCGTTGTTCCAACAGAGTTTGACGGCTTTATCGCTTCCATCAAAAAGGCAAATGCAGCCGACCAGAACATTATCAACTTGAAGGGTTCAACCCTTGGCAACTACGGCGAAAAGATTTTTGACGAAATTGCCGCACTTGTCCGCACAAAGGGCGGATTCCTTGACAAGGCACTTTTCCCTACTGTACTTGCAAAGGATATTAAGGAAATCTTCGAGGCAAAGCAGCGCTATGTCATGAATCAGCCGTTGCCAAACCTCTCTTTCAAGTCAATTCCAGACTACGGCACTGCCATTGGTGCAAACATCGCTTTGAGCGGTGAAGAAGCCGGTGACGACTTGTTCTATGAGGTAAAGGGAACTGTAGTAGCAGAGGGAGACGCAACACGCAGACCGGCAGCACCGGCAAGCGTAACTGCAAGCGCAAGCGGTTCTGGTTCTTCTTTCGCCGTCACAGACGCAGGTGACTATATGTACACTGTACACGCCGTAAACCAGTACGGTATTTCCGCAGGTACATCAATCGCAGCAGCCGTAACAGTTGCCGCAGGAAACAAGGTGGCTCTTACAATTACACCGGGTTCAGGTGTTGCTGCAACTGGATTCATTATCTGCCGTTCTAAGAAGGACGGTACAGAAGTAATGGAGATGGACAAGGTGGCAAATAGCGGAAACGCCACAACTACCTACGAAGATACGAATGATGAACTTCCGGGAACTGCTTCTATGATTTTCTTGCCAAAGAAGCGTTTTCAGCCGGTATACACATTCGGACAGTTGCTTCCGGCTTGCACATTCCCACTTTCTCCGACAAACTCCGCAGAAACTCCATTCCTCGTAATGCTTTACGGTGGTCTTGAAGTTCGCGCTCCAAAGCATTGTGGACTTGTCAAGAACATTTCTTATCACGGAGGCTTGTACTAATGGCAAGAGTAGCAACACCAAAGACACCGAAAACTGATGTTGCCAAGCCTTCTACAGTAGCCGCAGAAAATGCGGTTACTGAAAAGGTTGATACAGTCGCAGAAGCAAAGACTGACGCAACAACAGTAGACAACGCAAAGCCGCAGGAAGCCGAAAAAAAAGCGGAAGCTGAAAAGTCCAATGGCTTGCCGTTCAAGGTCAATCCAGACGGAACAGTAAACATTTGGTCTGTCCAGAGGGCAGGACGCGCGGTAACAGGTTCTACCGGCGAAGTCGTAACTTTTGACGACAAAGGCTTTGCCAAAGTCAAGCTAGAGGACGCTCTTCACTTCAAGGAAGTGCCGGGCTTCTCTTTTAAGGAATAATCTAAAGGGGTGTAAGAATTGATTACTGCTAGTTCGGTGAACAACAAGATAGTTGTGTCCATTGCCGATGATTCACATACAAGCTACAGGCTTGAAAGACATTCGTATGATGATGATACATATCTTGTATGGACTGGCAGCGGTTTTGACACTCCGACAGAAGAAAACCCGGCTATTGGCGTAGCCGGGGATATTGTCGATTCAAATGCAGAAGCAAACAAACTGTACGCATACCGCTATGTAGATTTTGAGGCGGTAGACCCACAGGCAACAGACTATATCTATTCAAACTGGGTAAGGAACGGCGGCGAAGGGGCTATAGGCTACACCTTCAACAATTACAAAGTTCCAGAAGGTCAATGGGGCAACATCGTAACGCCGGACGACTTGCGCTTTACATACCTTTGGGGAACTGACTTTAAGGCTACAAACGGACAAAGCTATACCGATGAGCAGATTCAATTTTTTATCGACACGGCGGTAGCACAAATAGAGCGCCAACTTGACATTACCATAGTCAAAAAGAAAATTAGGTGTAATGCGGCGGAAAGAAACCTTGTAAAAGGTACTGATTATGACATAGACGAATCTGTTTATGACTTCAAGTTTTCGCGGATTTCGCGCTATGGGCTTATACGGACCAGGCGCAAGCCAATTATCAAACTTCACAAACTGGAATTACTTTCACGGTGGCAGGGCGTAAAGGACAAAACGCCTACAACGATTATAGACAAGACAAAGGGCGTTTTGAAGCTGATGGAAAGACCTATAAGACCGTCCGAAACATCAAGCGGCATACAAACGGCTATTGGCATATACGGCAACCAAACTTTGCAGTCGCAGCTTTTTTATGCGATTGACTATGACGCAGGTTTTGAAACATCGGACGATGTTCCTACCGATTTGAGGGAGATTGTCGCAAAACAGGCGGCGGTTAGCCTTTTGAACATTATTGGAGACGGCTTAATGTCTGGCTTCTCATCAAGTTCTTTGAGTATGGATGGACTTTCAGAATCTTTCAGTTCTACGCAGTCGGCTACAAGTGCCTACTTTGGCGCAAGAATTGCAGTATATAAAGACGACATTGCCAACTACATAAAGGAAAACAAGAACAAGTTTGCAAACATGGCAATGGGTTCTATTTAGTTGCAAAAAATTACCCATTGGGTAATAAGGGGGAAATATATGCTTGAAGAGATTAAGGCATTTTTTGCAAGTACGGTTGTAAAAGCCGTGGCTTGGGTTATCCTTGCACTTGACGTGACTGCACTGATTATCGGCGGTGCAACAACAGTCGAGATAACAGACGGCATTGCGCTTATCGCAGGTGTTATTGCCGCAGTATCGCTTGTCATTGCTTTTATTGCGGAGCGGTGCAAAAAGTAACTTGTTCAAACAGGGGCTTTTTGGGTGTGCCTGGGCTTTTTCATCTCCTTTTCAAAGAAATTTTTCACCCTGGCACACCTTTTTTTTCTTTTTGGGGGTTGTTATGAAACCGTGGGAACTTTTCAATTATATAAGGGATATTAGACATGACGAATACATCACATCGGGTGACGATGTTCAGTGGACTGTCAAAGTCGATGATGAAAACAAAATATTCCGGCTGATTTTTGAAGATTCTTGCGGAAAGCGCGACTGGCTAAACAACCTTAATTTTCCAGTCAAGATTTATAAAAGGCAGGAATCCTGTCTTTTGGCAGCAAGAGGATGGGGCAAGGCGTACAAGTCTTGCAAAGATGAAGTAATGAAAGCGATGGAAATAGCCATCTGGCTTGACCCTTGCTATGAAATACATATTTGCGGCTGGAGTTATGGAGGGGCTTTAAGCCTTCTTGCGGCGGAAGACCTCTTCTACAGATTTCACAAGAAAGCAAGGGTGTTTACTTTTGGAGCGCCTAAACCTTTGTTTGGAAGGAAAACGCAGGAATATGTTAGAAGTTGTGTGGAAGAGGTACACCAGTATTCACATGTAAATGATTGCGTTACCATCATGCCGCCGTTTCCTGGGTACAAAAGGCTTGCAACTGACAGGATAGGCAAGGGCTTTTGCCTGTTGAAACTTTTTAATCCTAGAAAATACCACCGCATTTACGGCGATGAATCACAATATAACGAAAAATAAGGGGAACAAATGAAACAGTACGTTGAAAGAATGGTAAAGGAAAAAGAAGACCTTGCCGGAAAAATTAAGAAGGCAAAAGCCGCGCTAGAAAAGCGTCCTTATGACATGACAGACACAGGGTTTGAACTTCTTAAAGTACAGGTAGAAGCAATGGAGGCATACCAAAAGGCGCTTAATGAGCGGTTGGAATATGAATCCGGCGGACAAATAAGGGCATAGGCAGATACTTTTTAATTTTTCTGATGTTCGGGCATGAACGGAAAAAGCCCGGACAAATTAGGACTGTACGGCAAATAGAGAGGTAGAGCGGTGGGCACTGGGCTTGGGAAAAATTCACCTGTTCAACTTGAACTGGGAAAAGAAAATTATGAAGCACTCATAGGAAGACATGGACAATGGGTACGGTGGCGTACCGCCGCAAAGTGTCCATGCGTCAAGGAAAACTCCATGCAGCCAGACATTCATTGCCCAAAATGCGGCGGTCTTGGCGTTATTTATGACTGCCAAAAAAAGGCGGTAGTCTCACAAACTGTAATGGTGCGCGACATATCCGGCATTATTGAACTTGACGCGGAGTTTGAGAATTGCCCATTGACAAAGTGCTATGACAATGCCGGCAGGATTTACGAAAACGCGACAAAAACAGGTACTTTTGTAATGCTCAACACTCCGCTTTTGCCGGTAAAAGGTACGTATGTTACCGCCGTTATGGTCCAGGACATTATGCAGACCGTTGAAAGTACAACGGCGGAAAGTACAGGCAGCGGATATTACAGGGTATCGGGCTTGCGCAGTTCAAGAATGAAGACAGAAGGCTTGTTCCATACCGCGCCGGGAGACATTGAAAGCATAGAAGAAGTAAAAGACGAGGAAGGCAATTCCTATGAAATCGGCGAAATAAGACAGGATTGTATTTATGTAAATCCGCGCGAAGTTGAAGACGAAGAGACAGGCGAAACAATAGAGGTTGC